CAAAAGCAGAAAATTCAAAGGGGTTTGGAAAATGAATGTAAAATTTGTTAGTGTCACACCTGATGCAGAACAGACTATGGGTTACATTGCTCGTGTATCTAACCCTGCTAATCAGGACAATGAAAAGTATGCTGGACTGCTAAGGTATTGTATCAAGCATAATCATTGGAGTGTATTTGAACAGTCTTCTATGTCATTAGAGATAGAGACTACTCGTGCTATTGCGGCACAGATACTACGTCATAGGAGTTTCACATTCCAAGAGTTCTCTCAAAGGTATGCTGCTAGTACTGCTCTAGGTAAGATTGAATTACCAGAACTACGTAGACAGGATACAAAGAACCGTCAGAATTCTACTGATGATTTAGATCCTAAGATGGTAGATGTATTAAATAGACAGATGCATACTCTATTTGATTCATCCTTAGCACTTTATAATCAAATGCTAGAAGATGGTGTTGCTAAAGAGTGTGCTAGAATGGTACTACCACTCTGTACTCCTACAAGAATCTATATGACTGGTTCATGTCGTTCTTGGATACACTATATCAATTTGCGTTCTGCTCATGGTACTCAGAAAGAGCACATGGATATAGCAGAAGCATGTAGGGACATTTTCGTAGAACAGTTCCCTGCAGTATCAGAAGCCCTAGAGTGGGCATAAATATTTTTACATGACTTAATTATTATGGCAACATATCCTGTTAGAAACAAAGAAACTGGTGAGACTAAAGAAGTTATAATGAGTGTCCATGATTGGGACAAATGGAAGGAAGATAACCCAGATTGGAGTAGAGATTTTTCAGATCCAAGTACATGTCCTGGTGTAGGGGAAGTAGGAGAGTGGAAAGATAAGTTAGTTAAATCTAAACCTGGATGGAATGAAGTATTAGACAGAGCCTCACGACAACCTGGAGCAAATAAACTAAAAATCTGATGCCAAGAAAAAAGAAAGCAGAACAACCTATTGGGGTTGGTTTGACGACGAAACAGATGAAGAGGAAGAAACCTCTTGGTGCTAGTTACCTTGTCGATATTGAACCCATCACAGAGAATCAAAAGACGTTATTCAATTCCTATAAAGAAGGTAAGCACCTGATTGCCTATGGTGCAGCAGGTACAGGTAAAACTTTTGTTACTTTGTATAATGCTATCAAGGATGTCCTAGATGAGACGACTCCTTATGAAAGAATATACATTGTTCGTTCTCTTGTTGCTACTAGAGAGATAGGATTTCTTCCTGGAGATTATGAAGATAAGTCAGACATATATCAAGTACCTTACAAACATATGGTCAAGTATATGTTTCAACTGCCATCTGATGCAGACTTTGAGATGTTATATGGAAACCTTAAGTCACAGGATACAATTAAGTTTTGGAGTACTTCATTCTTAAGAGGTACTACACTTGATAATGCTATTGTTATTGTTGATGAGTTTCAGAACTTAAACTTCCATGAACTTGATAGTATTATCACAAGAGTAGGAGAGAATAGTAGAGTATGTTTCTGTGGTGACGCAAGGCAGACTGATTTGGTGAAGACAAATGATCGCAATGGTATCGTAGACTTCATGAACATCTTGCGTAAAATGCCATCTTTTGATATAATAGAGTTTGATATCGATGACATAGTTCGTTCAGGACTAGTCAAAGAATATATCGTTGCGAAATTGGAATCTGGTTTCTAGTATGCAGATTTTTAATGATTATGATCAAGGGAAGAAGTTAAACTTTAATTACTCAAAGTCTAAACCTTTTCCTAATATAGTCTTGGATAATTTCATTGATAACACTGTAGCAATGCAGTGCTTCAAGGAATTAAAAGAAACTGACTACTGGGTCACGGAAGATACTTCCAATTCGTATATGGCACCACATCAAGTGAGTAAATGGTTTACTCCTTGGGATGCCGAGAGCATAGGACAACTTCAATACCGAGTACCTACTGTCCATAATACTATTCAGTATTTTAATTCTAAATTATTTCTATCATATCTTGAAGACTTAACTGGGATACAAGGACTAAAGGGAGACCCAGGTTTCTCTGGAGGAGGTGCTCATAAGATAAGAACGGGTGGAAAGTTATCATTACATGTTGACTTTAACATTCATTCCGAAACAAATTACTTCAGAGTTCTAAACCTTTTACTTTATCTTAATCCTACATGGAAGGATGAATGGGAAGGACATCTTGAACTCTGGGATAAAGAAAACAGAGTCTGTACTGATAAGATTGCTCCTCTCTTTAACAGAGCAGTTATCTTTACTCTATCTGATCACTCTGTTCATGGACATCCTGTTCCATTACAGACACCACCAGATATAGAAAGATATTCTCTAGCATTATACTATTACATTGAACAACCAAACCAAGATTATTATGAAAGGAGAGCAGTCGTCTGGCATGAATTTTAGTCACGTTGACTTGGATCTACAACCTCTTGAAAGAGAGCACATAGATGGAGTCAGGTACTATAAAATTCCTGATGAAGAAGAACTTGTTAAGATGGTCTCTATTACTTCGGTAACGAGTCATTTTAATAAGGAAATCTTTATCAACTGGAGAAAGAGAGTTGGTAATGAGACAGCAGATAAGATCACGAAGGCAGCAACCAGACGTGGTACTGATATGCATACTCTTACTGAACATTACTTAAAGAATGATGAGGTACTACCTAAAGTTCCACCTATTTCTGATTTTCTATTCAAGATTGCTAAACCTAAACTCAACCTGATAAATAATATATACGCTCTGGAAGGACCGCTATATAGTAGGCAATTGGGTGTTGCGGGAACAGTCGATTGTATTGCAGAATACGATGGTGAATTAGCAATAATTGACTTTAAGACTTCTAAGAAACCCAAACCAAGAGATTGGATTGAGCATTACTTTGTTCAAGCAATGGCATATGGTTGTATGCTATATGAAATGCGGAATATTTCCGTCAAAAAATTAGTCATTATAATGGCATGTGAAAATGGAGAGTGCGTAGTCTATGAAGAAAACGACAAAGCAAAGTACATCAAACTCCTTGGTGAATACATTAGGAAATTTGTTGGAGATAAATTGGAGCTCTATGGAACCGACTAAAGAATTAGAACAAGCAATAGCGAGTAAGTTTTTAACTCCACAGAAATTTGCTATGGAGATTGAAAAGATTGTTGCGAACGATGAACTTAATTACATCGATGCTATCCTACACTATTGCGAATCTAATAGTCTTGAGGTAGAATCAATAACGAAACTTATATCGAAACCTCTGAAGGAAAGATTGAAGTGGGATGCAACCCGTCTCAACTATATGAAACGAACTTCGAGGGCGAAACTTCCTATTTAATGAAGGTGACTCCGTTTGAAACCTACCAAACTTATCTCTCTATGAAAAGTCATTTTACTAATCGTAAGTATGACTTTTTTAAGTATGGTGGTAAGTCTCGTGCTACTATGACATCCTTTAATAAAAGGAAGGATAAATATTGGTTCGAGAAAACATCTAGAAAGTATTCTGACCAACAGATACTAGACTTTCTTTTATCTAATTTTGTAACCACTGACAACCCGCAGAACCTATGGATTGGAGAAATAATAAATTCTGGCGAAAGAAATTACGCAGAATGGATGAGACGACAACAGAGTTTAACGTACTTGTTCAAAGAACAGTTAGGAGAATTACTATCCAACAAAAACTTGAACGAAGTATTAGATTGCTCCAACAGAAAGCATCCGATAGTACTAAAAAGATATCTAGGTGGAGAGATCTCGCTGGAAACGCTTATGATACTGGAAAAAGTCTTTTCTTTCGCAAAAAACTTTGACAAGAAGTTAGATGACCCAGTATGGGAAATCGTAAGTATGAAATTAAAAAAGTATAATCCTTTTTTAAATGTTAATGTGTTTCACTATAAGAAAATCTTAAGGGAAATGGTTGATGTATCATGAGGATAGGTGGATTTGATTGGACTAGTTTAACCGAGGACTTTGGTTACTGGACTGTCAATGTAGATGGTATTGGCGATCATGTTCCTGTTCAATCACTTGGTAGTTCTACACATAACAATCCTTTTATAGGATGGAAAACTTGGGATGATGTAGTGTCTTTTATAGAAGATACTGTACGTACAATGGCAATACCTGATGATGTAAGTACAGGTGAGGTACAATCTTGGGGTAATTATTTTGATAGGTCACAGTATACTTGTCATAAGTATCATCGTGTACCACACATAGATGGTCCAGGATGGGTTGGTAATTTGTGGTTGAGTGAACATCCTGAAGGTTCAAGAGGAACTCAGTTCTATAATTATAACGATGATTGGAAGAAGGATGAGTTTAATTTCCCTGGTCCTGCTGAACTATTAAATGAGATAGAAACTACTTGGGAACAGTGGGATATATCTATGGTAGAATCTTATGGATTTAAGTATCTTGGTACTGCACCTGCTAAGAAAAATACAATGACTATTTACAATTCATGTGTCCCACATTTAGCATATATTGGTGATGAATGTGATGAATCATGGAGTCAATTAGTTAGAGTATCGAAGGTAATTTTACCTAAATATTAGTGTGTTCCCTTATAAAAA